ATGATGTGCCGACTAATATTTTACCCGCCGATGTCCCATCTAAAGTGATTCTTTGGAATCCATCATTGGTGTTGATTTCTACAATACCATCGAATTCTGTATGTTTATCAGAACCTACATCTATATAGGCCGACTGATATGCCGTTTTGCCCTCTACAACTACTAGGCGGGGTTCTAAATCGGCGATTACTGCTTCCGCTGCGGCAGCCCCGGCTTCGGCTCCTGCTGTGGCCCCTGCTATTGCCCCATTTGCGGCCGCTTCTGAAGCACTGACGGCTGCCGCCGCTGCTGATATTGATGCCGCTAACGCTGCCGCTTCTGCTGCCAATGTAGATTCTGCTTGACTGCCTTTATCGCCTTTGTCTCCCTTTTCTCCTCGTGGAATCTGAAAATCAAGAATAGCCGCCGATGATGTTCCTGAATTAGAAACGGCGGCTTGGGTTCCTGGTGCAGACGTTATTGTGCTGCCTACAGTAACAGTTGCAGGAGTCCCTGGGGTTCCAGTGGATCCTGTATCGCCTTTTTCTCCCTGGATTCCTTGGTCTCCAGTATCTCCTTTTATATTCGTGCTAACTGCTTGAACTGTTAATATGACCGATGGAATAGCCGGTTTTGTGGGACTTCCTGAACCAGCCTCATATAATAGTTGAACGTGAATATCCGTAGAACTCCAGACTAATTCTATATAATCACCAGCATTCAGGGGCAAAATATAATTCCATGCTATAATATGTCCGTTTGCATTACTGATGTTCTCTTTTCCATTTGTAGAAGCAATATTGACACCATTTACACGCAACCATACATAAATAGTTCCATTGCTTCCCTGTGTAATATTCACCTGGGCCGAGAACTGGATATTATAGACACCCGATAAATCCACCTGAATTTGACTACTTGAACCCGTTTTGAAATGGACGTTATTATTTGACAAATCATAATTATTACAAGTGATAGTATTTACGGCACTCGTAGATGCGTTCGTCTGGGTTTGAAGGCTCCAGAAAGACCCCCAACTAGCGATTCCTAGGGAACCATCTCCGCCTACAATATTCAGGTTATTCACATATAAATTCGTGAAATAACCATCCACTCCTGTTATTGTTTCCGCTGTGACTGAATTAGCATTTATATCGATAATACCTGATAAAGTATTGTCGTTTGAAATATATCCGCCTGATAGATTGTTATCCATTTATATATTGCGAGACATTTTAAGGTAATTTTGTTGCTAGTTGGTTTGTTATATACATTGTCTCGTTATCATCATCCTCTAATTCAAAATGAAGAATTATTTCATATTCTAGAGCATTCGTCATCGGTGCTCCACTATCATTATGAAGTCCGATACAAATGTTATTATTGCTAGGAATACTTATTTCTACCCCCTGACTTTGTGTTGTATCACATTCTAGATACCAATCTGTATTCACTATTGGGGATATTACCGGTTTAACAACTCCTAAAACGACTCCATTTGTCGGGTTCTGACTGCTACTTGTTAGACCACCTATACGGAGGGTTCCCTTTTGATTAGCCCATGTAATTCCTGCCGATGCCGCTGAAACAAATTGGGCTTTAATCCTACATTTAGCATTGTTATTCAAATATCTCTTTGCATTCATAGATGTAGAAAAGACTGATTCCCATGGAACAGAAAACCTTACACAATTCAAATTTGATTTATCTGTTGGGGTTAAAAATCCCGTTGTTGTTTTCGTATTCAAATACAAAGTGTAAAGACGCATATAGATTATTCGGATATTTTTATTTCTATGTTATCTTCCTTTTCTGGATTTAGTGGAACTATATTTCCAGATTGATCATATGTATATTCCATTTTAGACTCTATTTCTGCTGCTAAATTAGAGGCTTCATTTCTCATATATTCGGCTACTTCTTCTATTTCTTCCGGAGATGATTTCATTTCTGTCATTACATAGGCGGTCTTTAATAGTATATCGTTACCAAACAAGCGTTCGGCTTCTGCTTCGATCTTCTCACGCTTTTTCTTTAGGAGATAATCCATATATTTTATCCTTATATAAAAATCGGTTGAACTTTTCCTAAAATATCTATTGAGTATATATATGCCCGTAGTTGAAAAGGTTAAAAATCCTCCAATAGTAGATGACGCTCCGCCAGTTGCCGAAGAACTTTCTATTGAAAAACCAAGAACCCGTAAGGCCCCGACGGAGGCCATGAAGGAGGCCGGCCGAAAAAACCTAGAAAAGGGCCGCCTTGCCCTACAGGAGAAGAGAAAAGCCGCTTTAGCCACCAAAACACCGCCTACAGAATCCAAGCCTGATACGGGAGTACGACCCCCAATTCAGGCTCCTCCTCCTTCGGCCCCAAGAACTCGCAGTAGAAAGGTTATTTATCAGGAGGAAAGTGAGAGCGAAGATGAAGTCATTATTGTCAAAAAGAAAAAGAAGCCCACCCGTAAGGTTATTTATCAGGATGATAGCGAGGACGAACAGCCGATTATCCGGAAAAAATCCGCTCCAGTTGTCGAGCAGAGGCCTCCTTCTCCGCCTCGCTATATTCAGCCCGCAGCGGTTATTCGATGGATTTAAGGGATTCTTTAAAAAAAGCGGGGATTTCTGGGGTCTTTTGATACTTAATTTATAAAATATCTTGATAGGCATTAAGATATTTTATGAGTCTTTCCTGTTAGGGTCAATAAAGGAGAAAATATGTTCCCTTTTTTATAACCCTATTGAGTATTTTATACTAAGAATATTTGATAGGATGGCTAGATGGCTAAAATTACCTACTTTTCATAAACCTCCTATAGGATTTTGAAATTCTATATATACTTTGTAGAATCTTGCCAATTTTAGCCATCTAGCCATTTACTCATTATCAGATTCTCCATCTGTTTCTTCAACAAGAATCCTTTGAAATCCATGCCAAACTCCCCTAACTTGACCTGAACCTTGAACTCTTTCTTGACTGTTATATTTGAACCATTTCTTCATTCTTTTCAATTCGTCTTTTATTCTATGACCTTTAAACTTACTATCATTTATAATAGAATCAAATTCTCCTTTTCTTATGAAATAATCAGGATTAAATTCGAATCTTTCTAAGAACCATTCTTCGAATTCATTATTAGATGCCATTTGGTCATCTGCTTCTTCTTTCCAGTCAGCAGGGTATTCAACAAGTTTCTTTTCTTCCCAATATTTCTTTGAATATGTAGCAAGTAAATATAATAAGGCATCTTTATATTCGGTCATAAGTTTTTCACCCAAATCCTTATCACGTATAAACTCGCGTTTTTCAAAGTCATCTTTTTTGAATTCCTCTTTAAATTGAGAACCAAATTCTAATACTTTAAATCTGCGTTTGACTCCTGCATCGCCTTTAATATTAATGGAATAATTTGATACAGCGAATAATTTGAAACTAATAGGCATTATTTCGGCTTCTGTTGCATAATTTCTATTATATGACATGGATGTTCCATCGCAAGTCGCTTTTACTACATCTTGATCTTTTGCTGAAGTGCTTAATTCATTCAACCAAAGAATCTTTAAACCTCGCCATGTTGCTATTTCTTTTTTCAAATCGGCCTTCATATCCAAAATATTAGGGACTCCTTTACGAACATAATTCGGCATAATTTTCTCTAATACTTCAAAGATAATAGATTTGCCATTTTCCGCACTTTGTCCTAATAAAAACCAGAAATTTTGTTCTTTTGTTGAATCACCAGTAAGAGCATAACCAAGCATAGATAAATAATATTCTAGATGTTCTTCTTTCCAATTACAAATCTGTTTTAATTTATTACGCACCCAGTCAATTTTTTCTTGTGATGGTTTAATGTAAGAATGTTGAATAGATTTTGTTAGAAAATCCTCCTGATGAATACCTTCTCGGAATTCTAATGTTTTTAAATCAAGAATTCCATTCTGGAAAGCCAATTTATAGAGTCCATTATCAAGTTGCGATATAAAATTAGCATCATATAAGTAATCACATAAGCAACTAATAAGTTGGCTTGAATATCCTGAACCAGTAACTTCTTTATAATGATGCATATATTTCTTCTCTTTCTTGTCAAATTCGGTTCTTTGTTCGTCAGTAGTGGATGGCTTATTTTTAATAGCCAAAAGTGATTCTCTGGCTTCATCAATTTTTCTCTGAATAGCCGTGATAATAATAGCATTCGGTTTATTAGTGGTTCTCCAAAAACAAGTCTTCTTATCATATTGAAACCATATTTTATTGAAATAACATAGCGTATCTTTTAATTCGGTGGCTATAAATTGAGCGACATCATTAGAACCTCTTTCTAAGATGGATAATTTCAAATAGCGTTTGTTTTTAATAACCCATTCTTTATATTCAGCGAGTTTCTTTTCTTTGGCGAACTTTTCAATCCAATAAATAGGGATAGGTCTTTCTTGAAAAGAATCCCACATAGTCCCAGCATCATCTTTCCAAATAGCATCTACAAATCCAAGAAAAGCGTCTTTTGTAGAATGAGCGTGAAACCAACCACAAATGGAAATCCATTCTTTTCTTGAATAACCCTTATTACCAAGAATCGCCAATAATGAATCATAAATATTATTGGTTTTTCTAATAGTAGTAGATGTAGTTGTAATAACTGGTTCTTGAATTTCATAATTCAAAAGCGGTAAATCATCCAAGAATCCGGTAATAACTGTATCTTTAATAGTCCCCGATTTCATAATAAGAGGTCGATTTTCATTCGGCTTACTTGTCCCAAAACAACGCATTTTACGATTATGATCGTAAATTCCTTCATCAAATAACTTGTTATTCATTTCTTCCAATAATCCAATAAATAGACAATTAGTTGCATCAGCAACAATAAACTTATTCAGGTTCTTAATAAAATCAAGAATAACGGTTTTTTTGGCTTTAATAGGAATCCAAAAACGAAATGAAATCTTCCATTCATTTTCAGCAGTCCATCCATGGGAGGTTTGAATAGTAATTTCAGGTTCTAATCCATCATGTAAGAAACTAATAGTTTGTTTGATATATTTAATCGCTTCATTTTCAAGCATTTCATATTTGTAATCTTTATCGTCTCCTTTATAGTCAATATCAAAATACATTCTACATATATTATCAGTAGGACCGGTCACTTCAAATGTGGGTTGTTTCGATTTAAGTCTATTAACAAAATCGTCAGCATCAGTCGTAAGAAAGGGAGTCGTCTTTAACCAATTTAGAGAAGAAGTGTAAGAAATCATTCTATATATTGTCTAAAGATATTATATCTATATCAATTTTAATATACATATAATATTCCTAAATATTTGGTTCAATTTTATAAAGTTTTTTGGGATTTTACATTTGCTAAATACCAATCAGGAGGATTTTCAGTATCTATCTTATATAGTTCCCGCTTGGATTTTTGATATTGTTGAATACGTTCTCTATTTTTGAAATACCATTCACGTTTATAATCAGTAGGGTCGTAGCGGATATGTGTATTTAGATTTGCTTGTAATGCATTAATCCAATATTGTTCTCTATCTAAAATGTCTCGTTTTGATTTTGCTAAATACGTTTCAACAACTTCCATATTCCAATTATCCCAACCTCCATTTTCATTTATTACTTTGTAAAGAAACATATCCTTTTTATTACTTTGTTGTTTGTGTGCGTATCTACGGCGAATCAAATCGCAAGTTTGTCCCACATATATATCTTTACAGTTTTCATCTTTACAACTGATTTTATAAATTACACTATTTTCGTAGTTTATGTTGTTCTTCGGCATGCTATATATATATTATAAGATATTGTTTCTATATCAATTTATATATTCTCAATCTACAGTTTTGATATAGGAATTTGAGACAGACGCAGATGAACCCATCTCTTTCATATCTTTCGCTAGTTCTTGATTGACTGAAATCGTACTCCCGTATTTATTTGTCAAATAAACTTTGCGGAATCCATTAACTCCAATATTCTTCTTATCAGGGAATATTTTGTTGATTCTCTGGTTAAGAGTAACTGAATCGAGTCCCTGGCCTTTGCCATCAATAAGAAGATAATCATGGGGATTCACTTCAATCCATTTCTTCAAGATAGTCATCAACGCAGGAGGAATCGCAAGGGTTTCCTGACCATGGCTACGGACGGTCTTGAACTGGTTGAATACAAATCGTTTCTGCTTGAAATCAATGTAGTTATCCTTTTGATGATCGATTTCTCCGTGGATTTTCAAGGCCGAAAAATCGAGGGCTCTTCTAGGTGCTATGAGTTGGCCTCCGTATAGATTTAAAATAATATAAGACTGAAGACGCTGTAAATCCTGCGATGTCTTATTGGTCTTCTTGTAAATAAAAGCCGATTCATGTTTTAATTCATCTAGCCTTTCTTTGATAGCCTCCTGGGTAAGCCAGTTCGCCTTTTGCTTATCAGTTAGTTCCTGCTTATCTGTCTCGGTTTCTTTACTTTTAATATCCTTCAACATCATATTTCTATAGGCTTCATCTTTATCAGTAACAACCACAATAGCGGCTAACATAGTGGCTCTGCCCTTAGGCTTCAAACCATTCTTCAAATATTCAATCACTTCGTCCTTATGAGAAATCAATTTATCAGTGTCAATTTCTTCGTCTTTAGGAAATACTTGCTTGTAAAGTCTGCGAATCAAACTACAATACGTATTTACGGAACTCTGGGATAGTTTGGGACGTTTTTCTAAAATAAAACTTGCTAAAGTCATTCTATAAAATGTCTAAAGATTATATTTTCAAAAAAGAAAATAAAATTAAAATCCCATTTCTCGCCACAATTGATTGTATCTCTTTTCGGCATCTCTCTTATTCTTCCTAATATCTCTTAATTTCTTTTTTAAAGCGATTTCTTCTTCAACATAAAAGAAAACGGTATTTAATGCTTCATTTCTTACTGTATGTTTCCATTCACATTCCAAGCAATATATAAGGGGTTGATTATTATAAATCGGTTTAGAACAATAAAAACAGGCCATATTAGACATTATAAAATAGATTGAGATTCTTTTATTAAACCATAAACTTATTCGATAAAGCATTCGGTAGATGGGCGTCTATTAAATTAATAAGAGGAGCAGTATTTACAAATCGGCCTTTATGTCTCTGGGTCAAACCTAGAACAGAAACGGGGTCATTCCACGTTCTAACGTCTGTCTGATTCTTTGGAATGGTCTTGAAGGCATCCGTAAAAGCAATCGCTTTGTTATGCGTGACAACCTTACCATGGGCTCCTGACCTTTCTGCTAGGGCACCGCCTAACGAATTACCGAACACATCAGCAGGTTTCCCATATTTGGCTTCGACTTTCCTTGTTATATCTTGGGCTTGTTGGACTCTTGGAGCATATCTTCCAAGACCTAAAGCAATAAGGGGATCATCACGAACCCAATCTAGGATGTGTCTTGAACCCCGAAATGTAATATGTGGTTTTCCCATAGCATCGGTAAATACTTTTGTATTCATATTTGAAAGGCTAGAGTCTAAAGTATAACCGGCATTCTGTAATGTATTTTTAGCAACATTAGTGGGTTCATATGAAGCCTTTAGTAAGGTTTTCAGGTTGTCTTTCTCAGAATAACCTTTCATATAGAATATGTAAATATAATATAAATGGCTAACAATTTTATACAGGATAGTAAAACATATTGTCTATCTACACGAGGCAGCGACGCAACCGTCCTAAATAGTGACCCAAATTATAAATCATATGTGGCTTTTGATATTCCGGATTTTTTAAACCCAGATGACAGCATAGCATACGTCCAGGTATCAATCCCCTATATAGTTATTCCGGTTAGTTTCTTTCAAATAAACGAGACAAATAATATGCTGGAAGTTATTGAAAATGGAACAACCCAACAATATTATTTCGAATATGGTAATTACAACGCCCAGGAATTTATGACGGATTTCAAAGCCATATTACCAACAAGGTTCTCAATTACAATCGATTTAGTAAATTCAAAATTTAAAATAACAAATAGCACATATGAATTTACATTCACAGCAAATTCTACAATTGATTACATAATGGGGTTTAGTGATACAATAACATCTACCGGATTAATATTGTATATGAGTAGGGTCTATAATTTCTTACCTATTCCGAGAATCATGCTTCATTGTCCAGAATTAGGTAATGGTTCAAATAACCAGAATGCGGATATTCTTTTAGCCATACCGAATAATTCTAGATTGAATAGTCAAATTGTATATAATGCTCCACAGATTCTCACTTTAGTAAAAACCGAACAAATTACAAGGCTGACTTTTAAATTAACCGATGAAGGAGGTAACCCTATTAACTTTAATGGAGTGGCAAGTTTCTGGTCGATCCAATTAGATATATATAGGAAATGGATTCCAAAACCAGAAACATTCGGTAGTTTAGTAAAAAACAACAATCAAGCAGTAGTTCAAAAAGCAATAAAAGATGCAGTATCCCAAAAATAATTTCCAAACATATAATATAATGGCTCTACCTATCCAATACGCTATTCCGGAGTTAATGAAGTTGAGCGACCTTGATAGTGCCCTTCCTGAGGGAACAAGTTCCAAGGTTGTCCGTGTGACACCATCTAACTTGTCGTCTATTGTTTCGCCCACTTATCAAACACCCGCCAGAAATACCATGATGCCCGATAGTGCCTTTAACTCACAAAACGTGCAGTTTGATATTCCTTGCTTACCCGGCTCTTGGATTGATACCCGTCAATCCACTATTTCGTTTCGTGCAGTATATACCGTCACAAATGTCGGAAACACTGCCAGAGTTGGTTTTACTCCTTACTTGCGTGGAGGTGCTTTTTCTTTCTTTGATGGTCTTCAGGTTCTTTCTCCCCAAGGTTCGGTTTTGGAATCTATATCTGAATTGGGTCTCGTGTATAATGCACTATCATTGCTTACCATGTCAAACTCGGATCGTGATGGCAATGCTCTTCAGTATGGTTTTCACGCCTCCGCTGGTGATAATCAGGTTAGAGGACACGATATCCCGATTTTCGTTGCGGGTGCTGATATCGCTGCTCTTAACAGTGTGACATATTCTTACAGTTATCCTCTTCTTTCAAGTGTGATTGGAACGGCTGCTTCAAAGGCATTTCCTATCGGTGCTATCCCGAAATTACAACTTCTTCTTCAAACTACGAATATCCTTCCCATTACTCTAGGAACAAACGACACTGCACAGGCTGCCCCTGCTACTTTTACTGTTACTCTTACCGACATCGTGCTTAATCTTACTTATATCACTCTTCCTCCTCAAGCGACCCAGATGATAGAGTCGTCGCTCCACGACGGCAAGTATTTTTTACAGGGAAATACCTGGCGTGTTGCGGCTTCTACGCTCTCCGCTGGTGTCACTGGATTCAACTCCATCATTGCCGGTGTTCGTGGTTCGTCTGTTAAATCGGTTCTTTATTCTTTCCAAGAACTCCTTGTTGGTCGTTGCCCTAACGGCAAATATGATTCTAAAAATCCTATCGCCCAGACCATCGCTTTCAATGCCAACTCTATCAGATATCCCCAGATCCCTATTGAATCCCTTCTTCACCCTGCCCGTGTGATGACTGACCTTCAACGTGCGGTTGGTTCTTTTAATTCGCCAAATCTTAAGGTCGCCGCTCTTCCTGAGAAGTTCTGTCGTCTTTCTACTGGTGGAACCGCTCAGTCTCTTATTGGTAACCCTAACACCCAGGACTTTTATTATACAGTTCAAGCCGCGGTTGTCGGTGCTGGTGACCTTACGGGTCAGAACTGTTTCTATTTCGGACAAGACCTCGAAGACGTGAATTCGGTGGGCGTATTATCGGGTATTAACCTCAACTCGTCCCAGGCTTTCTTGGAACTCAATATCGCTTCTGCGGTCACAAACGCCCACACAGTCTATTGTATGTCTTGCTTGGATAGCATCATAATCATTGACGCTAGAACCGGGCAATGCGACGTTAGAGTTTAAATACAAAATCACTCAATAAAATATCATCATATTATAAATCTATAATATGATAAGGGTTCAAAAAAACGAAACTCCAAATTTGAAACGCCCTAAGTTTAGCGTTGATGGAAAACTAGATGAGAAACTAGATGCCTTTCCATTAACAAGTCTAATGAATAAATCTACCTTCACGTGTTTTTTAGGAAGGGCAGGTTCAGGAAAAACTTCCCTCCTTACTTCCTTCCTTAAAACTCCCCAGATGTTCCATAAAGTATTCCATCAAATATTCGTATTCATGCCACCAGGTTCTCGCTCATCAATGAAAGATATCTTTTTTGATAAGCACATAGCACCACAACAACTTTACGATGACCTTACATATAAGAATTTAATGGATTGTTATGAAAAAGTCCAGAAGGCAGCAGAAGACGATGAAACTTCTTTAGTAATCTTTGATGACGTCCAGAAGGCCCTTCGAGACAATTCAATCCGTAAGTTATTTCTTTCTATGGTGAATAACCGAAGACATGGAAAGTTATCTATGTGGATCGCTTGCCAAAATTACAAGAGCGTCGAGCCTAGTGTCCGTAATGGATTAACCGATATATTCATATTCAAAATAAATAAGAAGGAAATGGAAACTATATATGACGAACATGTAGAACAACATCAGGATAAGTTTATGGATATATTGAAATATTGTTTTCGAGAACCCCATTCATTCATGTATATTAATACAGGTTCTCAAAGGATATTTTCCAATTGGGACGAGTTGCTTTTAGAAGATGATGAAGAAAAATAATATCTACAACAAATATATAATGCTCGGTCATAAAGGAAAGCCTTCAGGAAAGTTCGGACAAAAAGCAGTTCCTCAATTTTCACATATCGGCGGATTACATAAAGGTCACACATCGGAAGTATCTGCTAGAAAAGTTAAAGAAATGGTTGCACAAGCGGCCAAGTATGGATCACTTGAGAAGAAATAATTTAGCGATTAATATCTGGTTATAACATATATGCCTCGTAAGGTTAAACAGAAACAAAAGCAAACACAACGACAAAGTGTAGTCGTAAATATTAATGAAAAGAAAGTAAAGAAAAGGAGGGCCCATCGTAAGAAGGCACAAGAACCATTACCTCCTCCAATTGTATTGGGCCTACCGAAAGTTCCCCCTATTGTTATTCAATATAGCGAACCCGCTTCGTTAGTCGCCCCACCAACCATTCGTCCTCCAGCCCCAGCCCCGGCGGCTCCTCCTGCTTTTTCAACTATGTTCGCCGCTCCTGTAAAAAGTTCATTGAAAACTCCTGAAGTATTAGGAAGTTCAATTCGTGGATTTATCACACCTTCTCCAGTATCTACCATTAGTTCGATGACTGATTGGATAGAACCGGTTCCCCTAAAAGTCCCTATTCGTAAGGGCGTACTCCCTAGTGAAAGTTCGGCTTTCTCTCCAATATCTTCAGCAAGTCCCCCTTCTTTAAAGGAATTAATAGGAAGTCGTGAATCATCTCAAACTGAATCACAGCGAGTTTTTAAACCAAGACAATCCCCACCAGAAACAATGGCACCTCCACCAAGTCCCGAATCAATACAAGAACCTGTAGGTGGTGCTATTATGGGACCCAATGTAGCGGAGCGAGTAGCGGCTATAGAAAGGAAAAAAACGACAGGCGATAAATATGAAACTGCACGATTGGTAAGACAAGCCCAACAATTAGAAGAAGCGAAAGGAAGTGATGTCCCACTTAATTTATTATTAGCAGGAAGATATCATAATCCAGGACAACGTAGAAGAGCCGCTCCAACTGTCGAGCAAAGACAAAGACTAGAGGT